ATGCAAGAAAATGAAGTTAAAAATGGAGCATTAACCATAGAAGGTTATTATGCGACTCTTTCCAAGAAGGAAAAGAGTCAGCTCATTCAGTTTCTCATGACAAAGTATGGTTTCTGCTACAATACTGTACAACAGAAGTTGACCGGCAGGACCAAGTTTAATCCAAGAGATCTCTTGGTAGTAAAAACAGTTATAGATCAAAGCTTATGGAAAAGCAAGTAGAATTTTTCGTGTCTCCACAAGGAGAAGTGTGTTTCTATGGCCATGATGGCAAGGTGCTCAGTTACGATACTGAGCACCCGGATATCATTAACCACATGGCTGAGTTGATTAACCGACTTTACCCGGAGGCGTATAAGTACCTGGCAGACTTATACGCCAAGAGCAAGCCTAACAGACTCTATTACAGATTCCTCATTACAGAGCGTTTCATCCGTTGCAACCTGGGTTCCAACGATACACTTAGTTTCGATGTCGATGGTACCATTCTCCACCTGGAGAAGGTCAACTGTCCTCTCAGAGGTATATGCCCTAGGGAGAACATTGTCTGCAGCCCAAAGCAGAAGACTCCTTTCTTTCCAAAGGAACTAGAGGTAGCTAAGTTCTTTGCACAGGGCTATGTAGCCAGAGAGATAGCACAGAAATTAGGCAAATCCAAGAACACGGTGGCAGCACAGCTTCGCAAGATGACCAAGCGCCTAGGGCTGAAGTCAACAAGAGACATCATCAAGGTAGTTCATGAACTGAACCTATGATTTGCCATCGATGCTGCAACAAGCGCAACTGCATCAATGGCTCCTGGTGCAGTTGCTTTAAGATTTACGTGGAGTACAAATTTATTGTTCTATGCATATTTTATAAGAGACCAAAGTTATGAGGATTAGGATTAAGTTCTGGACAGACCGTGAGATTAGAGCGGCATTCGATAAACGGGGGGGGCAAATATAAGGGCATCCTCCAACAGTTAATGATGGAGCGAGACTACGCTTTTCAGCGTCAGATTCGCTACTATGTCAATGTTGACATTGATAAGATCATGCGCAAATTATCTTAGTACTTTCTATTCTGAAAGTTCTTAGTTAATTTTGCAGCAAAAATATAAAGATATGATTAAACAAGAGATAGTAGATCGCATTATAAGTGATGTCTCCATTCTGGAAGTAGCCGAGAGTGAAGGCATTGACTTCAAATCCCATAAAGGCAACCGCCATTGGGCTTGTTGCCCGTTCCACAACGAGAATACTCCATCATTCTATGTGGACACAGGCACGAACTGTTGGCGATGCTTTGGCTCATGCCGCTCAGGCGGCAACGTCATCAGCCTCTACCGCAAGCTGAAGAATGGACTTCCTTTCCCGATTGCCTGCAAGGAACTCGCCAAGAAATATCTCAACGAGGAGATTGAGGACGAGTGGCGACCAAGCAAGGAGGAAGAGGAGAAGCAAAAGGAGCAGGAATCCCTGCGCATAGCTCTCAGCTATGCGCAGAGCTACTTCACAGAGTGCATTCAGGAGGTCAATCCCGCTGCCATCAAGGCACGTGAGGCTGTTTGCAAGCGATGGGGCAAGGATGCCATCGGTACTTTTGGCATCGGTTATGCACCGGTAGAAGGCTTCATTGCCTGGGCCAAGCACAAAGGCTTGGACTTCGATATCCTGGAGCAGGTTGGTCTTATAGGCACTGGTGAACGTGGCATGTTTCCTATGCTGCGAGACCGCTATACTATACCTATCTATGACAAGATGAGCAGGGTCATAGGTTTCACGGCTCGCACCATGTCCGATAACAAGGATGTCTGCAAGTACCTCAACCTCAAGAACAGTCTCGTCTATCGCAAGGATACATCGGTTTTTGGCATCAACTTCGCACAGAAGGAGGCGCGTCAAAAAGATAAGTTCTATCTCGTTGAGGGTGCTCCAGATGTGCTCAAACTGCAGTCCATCGGCATTCTCAATACAGTAGCATCACTCGGTGGTTCGTGGACCGAAAACCAGCTGAAGCAACTCTACCGCATCAGCAAGAGAGTAACATTCATCCCCGATGCCGATGAACTTAAGTCTGGTAATGAGTTCCCTGCAGGTACAGCCAATGTCTTTGCCAATGGCCGAGCTGCATTGCAGGTCGGTTTTACTGTCAATGTCAGGGAGATACCGATAGATTATCCGGCTCCAAAGAAGGAGGATCCAGACTCGTGGATTATTGACAAGGGGCACTTCTCGCAGATGCGTGAGGAGGAGTTTGTCTTCTGGTACTGCCGCCGCAGATACTGGGCAAGTCCGGAGGATATAGAGGAATTGACTACCGAGGATAGACTGGAGACTATCAGCGACATCTGCTCTCTGCTCATGATGATCAGGGATGAGGACTTGCAGAACAGCTACCTCAGCACACTGATCTCCACCTACAAGCACAGGAGGGAGTGGATGGACACACTGAAGCGTGCCAAAGTTGCTGAATTGTCTGAGAAGCAGGAGGCTGAGCGCAAGGGCGATGCCAGGATGCTCAGTGAGTTTGGTTTTACCGAACACGACAATAGCTACTGGGCATACAACAAGGAGGGCAGTGAAGTGCAGTGGTCCAACTTCAAGCTGAAGCCACTCTTCCACATCAGAGATGACTTTAACCCTGTCCGTCTATTTGAAATCAAGAATAACAGTGATGAGCCAGCACGTCTCATCGAACTCAATATGGACGAGATTACCTCTTCCAGTTCGCTTCGCAAGCGTCTCTTCGGCATCGGTGACTATGTCTGGATGGCCCGTGATGAGCAACTTATCAAACTGCTCGGTTATCTGGGCAGGGTTACAGAGACTGCAGACCCTATCAAGCAGTTGGGTTGGCAGCGGGAGGGTTTCTACGCATTCTGTAACGGAGCCATCGAGGATGGTTCCTGGATGCCTATCGATGACATGGGCATCCTAAGACTTACAGCCGGCAAGTTCTATCTTCCGGCAATGAGCAAGCTCAATAAAGACAGCCGCGAATTATATGTGAGTGAGAAGAAGTTCCGGCATGAGAAGATGGTTGACAACCCGACAAGTCAGTCAGACTTCTTTGCCAAGGTCGTGCAGGTTTTTGGCGACAACGCCAAGGTGGGTCTGTGCTTCTATGTCGCCACACTCTTCCGGGACATCGTCATCAGCAAGAGTCGTTCCTTTCCGCTCCTCAATGCCTTTGGCCCGAAGGGATGTGGTAAGACAGAATTCGCTGCGACGTTGATGAATTTCTTCTATAAATATGAAACCAAGTATGAGCCGTTGTCTATCACCAACGCATCCATGCCGGCACTCTCCGACTATGTCGGAGGAGTTAGCGACGCCCTGGTACACATCGATGAGTACAAGAACTCCATCACACAGAACAAGGTGGAGTGGCTCAAGGACTTGTGGAATGGTATAGGTCGCACCAAAATGAACATGGACAAGGATAAGAAGCTCGTGCAGGCCAAGGTTGACTCTGGCATCATCCTCACTGGCCAGGAGATGCCTACTGCAGACATTGCCCTCTTCAGCCGACTCATCTACCTCACTTTTGACAAGGGTGAGCATAGTCGAGAGGAAAAGCAGAACTTCGAGGAGTTGGAGCGCATGCGCCAGATAGGTGCCACCCACATCACCCTTCAGCTGCTGAAGCACAGGGAGCAGTTTCAATCCTGCTTCGGCAATGCCTGGAAACAGGCATCTGATGATTTGGAGGAGCGTTTGGATGGTGAGAGCATCCTAGACCGAATCATGACCAATTGGAAAGTGCCGTTGGCAGCCTTCCTGGCCATCAGGGATTACATCGACTTTCCCTTCACCTACGAAGACCTGTTGGGAGTTATTGTCAAGGGAGTCAAGACACAGAACAGCATGTGCAACACCACCGATGAGGTGGCTGGCTTCTGGAACATTGTCAATGCGGCTGTCCAGATGGGCGAGCTCAAAAAAGACCAGGACTTCAAAATCAAGACCTGCGGCACTTTGGCAACCAACAAACTCAAGATTGACAACTGGGCGATGCCTAAAAGTATCCTGATGATTCGCAAGGACATCACCATGGCGGTTTATCGCAAACTGGGCCGTCAGATGGATGAGAGCCTCCTTCCTAAGGAGTCTCTGTTGCACTACCTTCAGATAGGTGCCGACTTCTATGGTGCAACCAAGAACCCGGAGCGATTTGTCAAGTTTGCACCTAACGGTTTGCCGGAGACAGTCGAGAAGACAGATGCCAATGGCAACATCACAGGCCGTCAAAAGATATATTATAAGGATAGGCCACTCTGTTTTGATTATATTATGGTGTCAAACAGATATGGCATCGACCTTGATACAGAGATTGATGGTGAGCAGGCACAGACCAAGGATCCCATGGCCATGACAGATGCAGAGCTGAAGGCCAATGGCATGCAGTCTTTGCCCTTATAGTAGGGATAAGTTTTTTGTTTAGATCATATCGATAGCAGCCTCTAGGGGAACGTGGTTCCTCTGGGGGCTTTTTTTGTGTCTATATGGGAGTGTGCCGAGAAGGTCACTGAGATTTCACCGACATCACACACACGACTTAAAATCCATGTGGCATTTGTGGCAATTGTGGCAACGCTGATACTCAGAGAGTTAAGAGCGTATGTGTTTGTGGCAATTCTGTGGCAATTTGTGGCAACGAGAGGAGAAGTGTGGCAAAGGTTGTGGCAATGTGGCAATTCTATTATATATTTGTGTCAATAAGAAAAGACTTATAATATTAGTAATCAAGCACTTAACATTTTTGCCACAATTGCCACAACTGAATTGCCCAAAAATGGGTTCCTTGAATTTTAAATGCAACTTTTTCCCTAAAAACAAGGTATTTTGGCATGAAAAAGATAACTTTTTCCTATAAACATAGGAATATCTCGATTATTTTTCCTAACTTTGCGGTGTTTTTAATTACAGAAATATGAGCAAATTCGTAGTTTATGTCGAGGTCGAGCCATACCTGAAACAGTGGCTCACCCATTCTTTCGGCGACCCCGTGGAGTTTCCGGTCAACAGCAACGAGAATGCTGTTCTGCGTCGGTTCATCACGAAGCGCCCAATCAACAACCAACCTGAGAAACCTGGTGAGCGAGATGTTGCCATCTGCATACCATACTCCAAGGCCAAGAACCCGGAGACCTACAACTTTCTCAACGGTCATGCCAAGCAGGCACTCACCGAGAGCATCAACGACCTCTTCCGTCTAAACATGTGGTGCGACCTCGGAGACCTCAATGACATGTCGTGCAAGAAGATGTCTGCCTTCCGCTCCTGGTGTGTGCAGCAGGGCATCGATATAGAATATGCCGAGACCATCCGCATGAAGTGGTATCGCATGCGTAAGGCCTACCAAGAGAAAGGCATCAATCTCTTTAATCTTAAAAGATGCAAAAAAGACAATTTTTCATGAAAAAATCTCATCTACTATAGCCCTCTTTTTGTTCAACACCGAACAGGTGCGAACAGATGCGAACAGACGCGAAATTTTAACAGCTTATGAAAAGACTTAGTTATATCTGCTCCGTGCAGCGAATTCCTGTCAGCGAGTTGCCTTTCGATACACTTCTAGGCAACCTCACTTTTGACATTCCCGAGAGTTATGATTGGCCGGTCGTTAAGTGTCAGAAGCCTGCCAAACTGGAAATCACAGACAAAATAGAGGATGGTCAGCGGTTCTACACCCATAAACTTACATTCCGCACATGCCGCGAAGACCTGGACATGAGCGGCAATTATGCCTATCTGGTCACCACCATCGAGGGTAAGCGCTATCTCATCGGCAACAAGGAGCGTCCATATCCTATTATAAATATGTCAGATGTTCACCCCGATTCTCTTGCATCTTCAGCCATGGTCGAATACACGGTTCAGTGGGGGAGCACCCGAAAAGCACCGTTGATAGCCTGATTTACGTATTTTTTGGTTGGCAATTGCCATATTATCTTTGCATCAAAAAAAATAAGCGCATGAAATACGGAATGATGATATGCGGTACCATCGGCGCTGGCTACGATTGGTGGTCTGGCACCTACGGTACACGTTCCAAGGATGTCAAGGCCTACCTTGACGCTCACCCTGACGAGGAGGTGGACATTGCCGTCTCCTCGCCGGGTGGTTATGTTGATGAAGGCTTGACCATCTATCAACTTATCAAGGATCATGGACATGTCAACGTCCACATCATGGGCATGACCGCTTCCATCGCCACTGTCTTATGCATGGGAGCTAAACATGTTGACATGTCAGTCGGCAGCACCATGCTCATTCACAATGCCTCCACAGGAGTCACGGTCTGGGAGTCTGCCAACAAGGAGAAGCTTGACGAAATCATCAAACTCTGGCAGAAGCAGCGCAACGACCTCGACACCATTGACAAGGTCATCGCTTCCGTCTATGCCAAGCGATCGGGCAAGTCCAGCGACGAGATGCTGAAGCAGATGGGCAAGGAGAATTGGTTGAGTCCGGAGCAAGCTTTAGAGTTGGGCCTCGTAGATGAGGTCAGAGACCTTGATGACGAAGACAAGAAGCGTCAGACCAATCTCTCCAAGCGCTTCACCAACGCTTTCTGCTCCAACATGGGTTTGCCGCCAATGCCTGGAGCGACCGCTGATGAGCCATCCAAAACATTTCTCGAGAAGGTTGCCGCCTCTCTCAGGGATATGTTCAAGAATAATTCACAAATATCAAACATGAAGAAGAAATTCCTCAATCTTCAGACCCTCCTCAATCGCAAGGAGGATTTTGAGGTTTCTGATGAGAAGATTACTCTCACCGATGCTGAGATGCAGAAAATCGAGGATGCTCTTGCCCAGAAACAGAAGGACTTGGATGACAAGTCCGCTGAGCTCGACAAAGCCAGTCAGGAGGTCAAGGACCTGAAGGCGAAGGTTGAGCAGAAGGACAAGGATATCCAGGACAAGGATAAGGAGATCAAGGATCTCAAGGGCGCACCGGGTTCTGATACCCATGATGACGTCACACCGGAGGTTGACAACGTTGACGCTGGTGAAATATTCAAAGCTTTGAAGCAGATCAATTAAAATGGCAGCTTTAGACAATACAATTGAAATTACTCCTGATGTACTGAAGACCAGCTTCGCGAAGTACCGCAAGGACATCATTAAGATGCCGGTACGCGCTCTTGACGAGGCTGCAAAATTCATGAGCCGACGCGTGGGCGTTCGTGGCAAGGAGACTGTCGGAGAGCTCGCAGGCGACATGGAGCTCGGGCCATACTCTCTTACTCGCAAGGATGAGAATGGCGTTACCATTACAGGCCGTACCCTGGAGACATTCCTGGGTTCATGCGTCAAGCCTTTTGAACCAAATGCTGTTCGTGAGTCTATCTGGGGCTCCAACGTTTTCCAGGGAGAAGCGCTCAAAAATCAGCCTATCACCAAGCTGATTGGCATGTTCCTGGCAGGCAAGATTGGTGAGGCACTCTTCAAGAACCTCTTCACCATGAAGCGTAACCCAGCTGGCTCTGGTACCGCAGACCTCGCTGATGGTTTCAAGACCATCTCCGATGCAGAAATCAAGTCCAATGCGATTGCTGTCGCAAAGGGCAACCTCTTCAATACAACCGAGATGACTGGTGTCAACGCTGTCGATGCTGTCGAAGCATTCTATGATGCTGCCGATGCAAAACTGCAGGGCATCAATACATACATGTTCATGAACAGCCATGAACTCACGCTCTACCGCCGCTGTTATCGCGACAAGTACGGCACGGTCAACTGGAACAATGAGTTCAACCACAACAAGATGGATGGTGCAAGCAACTGCACCCTCGTGGGTCTTGACAACGTTCCTAAGGGCTACAAGATCATCACTCCTGGCAGCAACATGCTCATCGGTTTGGCCACCGAGGGTGACAAGGCGAACTTTGGCGTGGAGGATTCTCTTGACTCTCACTTCCTGGTTGACTTCATCGCAACCATGTACTTCGGTACTCAGTTCGAGACGATCTCCAAGGAACGCATTCTCTTCGGTTACGACACTATCCCTTTATAGTAGGGGATAGCTGTCCATGGTTATACATTATATTATATATTGATATATGGCAACAAAGAAAACATGTGCTTCAACCGCAGACCTTTATGAGGATGTGTTGAAGTGTCCTGGAGAGAAGCGACTGCCTGGTGTGAGAGCCTTCGGTTTCTTCATTCCACGACGTTACATCACCAAGTTAGCTGAGCCGCAGAAGGAGGCTGCCACTTCACTCAAGGATTATCTCGTCATCAAGGATAGCCACACCATTCAGGCTGACAAAGTCTGGATTAAGGTAGCCTTCGTCACAGACAAGAGTTCTTTCTCGCCAGAGGCGCAGGGTGAGCATGGCTGCAAGACCATGAACCTCAAGGCTACTCTCATCCTCCCAGGTACAGAGGAGGAAGCATCAGCCCTGGCTTCCATCCTCCTCAACGATGACTGCATCTTCATGGTACCTGAGCGCAACGGCAAGCTTCGCCAGTTCGGTGACGAGACCTTCGAGGTCGACGTGACACCTTCTCAGTCTTCAGGTGCAGGCATTGCAGACGAGACCAACACCACGCTGGAGATCTCAGTCAGCTGCGAGACCATGCCTCCATTCTACTTCGGCAACCTTACAACTGCTGATGGAACCATCAGCGGCAAGGACTGCAAGGCGGTGACGGTAGAACCTTCAGAAAAGGGCGGACAGAAATAACACAGGGTACTTTATTTCCAGAATAACTACAATCTGTGGCGGGGCGATGCTTACATGAGCTCGCCTCGCCATTTTAATTTTCTCATTTTTATGAATGATCCGAAATTTACAGAAAAGTTAAAGAAGTGGTTTGACTGCGAGCATACCGATGCCAACATCAGGGAGGGAGCGCTGCTCCTCCTTCAGATGAATAACAACCGCCACCTCTACCAACTCATCAACTTCGACCCTCAGGGCAAACTGGAGTTACTCAAATATGAGCTGCAGAAGCATCTCAACTATCGCATCGAGGGCATGACCATCGATGATGTGAGAGACTACGACAAGAAGGTCACGCCTATCCTTCAGACTGCGGTTGACAAGACATCAGAGGCAGACAAGATTACAGAGCAGCTAGCACCTCATCTTCCGGTCGTGGAGTCGGAAAACATCGATTCCATCGTGCCTTCTGCCATCGTAGCCAAGGGCAAACGAGCAGATCATGACCAGTTGCCTGACAACATACAGGCTATCTGGGATAACAACTGCGCTCTTTGGAAGAAAATCAAGGAGCACTTTGAGGCTTGCAAGGCATACGACATGTCATGTGACAGATACGAGGGCTTGCATGCTGCTGACGAAGACTTCAAACGTATGCTCCTTACACTCAAGGAGGAGTACTATGCATACAAGCAGGCCATGGATGTCTACGACCACGCCCAGCCGGGTGAGGGCGGTGAGCAGGCACAGGCTGATACCAAGACTGAGGCTGCCATCACGGCAGGTCAGATCAGCAACGCCCGTTCCTACATCACCAAGAACCTCGACAAGGTCATAGGCTTCCAGAACAGTGGCGATACTGCCAAGGCTGCCGAGTGGCGTGCCAAGGTGAATGAGCGTGTGCAGCTCTTGATTACAGCCAAGGCTGAAATCACCGCTGATACCATCGCCAAGCTTCAGCAGGCGGGCATAACCGTCAGCGAGGAGCAGAAGGCAGAGGAGACTGGAGACCATGAGGGCGACACAGATACAGCAAGTCCTGAAGCCGCTTCAGCAGAGTAGCTCGCAGGTCTTCCTTGGTCAGGGGCTTCACACCCTTGGGCTATTGGGGTGGATATTGGAGCAGACTGGTGCAGCTCACATTGCTGTCACCACCTTCTCCACATCCGATGCCTTCCTCTGTGGAGTCATCAACCTTCGCAAGCGAGGGTTGATTAACTCCTCAGTGTTAGTGGCTGACATTAAAGCTTCAAGTAAAACTTTAAAGCTAAGTCGCTTGATGACAGAGGCTTTTGACTCTGTTAGGCTGACGCTCAACCACTCCAAGGTCATGCTCGTTGCTAACAACGAGTGGTTAGTGTCCGTGATAACATCTCAGAACCAGACCTATGGTGACCGTGCTGAGTGCACGTTCATTACGACTGACAGAGATGTTTATCTCAATCTCAATAACATGCTAAATAATTTGCTGGATGATACGACAACAATTTCCCTATCTGGAAGAGAGTGAACTTTACCTGCAGACGGTCTATGACCTGGCAAAGACCATGACACCGGTCGAAGAGGTGCCCATCATGATGGAACTGCCTCCCGAAGAGGCCATGGCCATGCAGTTGGAGCTGCAGGAGCCGCGCTCACCCTATCGACACCGCTACCTCAAAGGTTTAGCAGAGACTGCTAACGAGTTACGCATCAACAATATAGCGCTCGCCAAAGTTGGCTCTCCCGGAGCCTACCAGTCCATCATGTCGCAACTCTCGCAGATTATTGCTAACCTCAGTTAGATATGAGTCTACCAGTCAACATTGATGACTACATGAAGTACATGCCTCTCAACGAGGATGAACTTCAGGAACTTCACATCTCTGGCATCGTCAAGGCGAGAGTGGAGCGGCTGCGTGGCTGCTACGCCTTCTGGCTGCGCTATCCACGCTTTACCGTCAGGGAGATGGTTGATCAGGACAAGGCCATGTTCGGCGTCAGCGAGACCCAGGCATACGATGATATCCATCTCTGCCAGGTCATGCTCGGCAACCTCAACGCCGCCTCAAAGGAGTTCTGGCGATGGAAAGTCAACCAGGAGATAGACGAGGACCGCAAGGCTGCCAAGGCTGCCGGCGACTTCCGGGCGCTTGCCGTGATGCAGAAAAACCGCATCAAGAACAATCGCACCGATACTCCTGATGAGCCAGAACTTGCCTTCGACAAGATTGTGCCTGTGGAGTTCCGCATGACGGATGATCCGTCAGTCATCGGTTTGCAGAAGATTCCAAATCTTCGTGCGAAAATCAAGAAAATGGAAAAACGCTACTCGATGCCGGACATCGAGGATGCTGACTTCGAAGAACTTCCGCCAGATGATGACAGCAAGACCTAAGGAGTTATTTTTCAATGACGAGCAGTCGCGCGTCCTTCAGCTCATGCCTAAGACGCTTGTCTGCGAGTGGGGCCGTGGTACCGGTAAGGGTGTGGTCGAGGCTGGCCGCATCCTCTATGCCGTGCAGCACATGCCGGGTTCGTGCCTGGGCATGGTGGCTCCGTCGGTCAAGCGATGCCAGACCAACATCCTTCCTTCAGCTCTGGTCCACCTCGAGGAGTGGGGCTACAAACGCGATGTCCACTACATAGTGGGCAAGAAACCATGGAAGGCGCTGCATTGGCAGGAACCACATTTTCAGCCCATGAACTGGGAAAATACCGTAGCCTTCTATAATGGCAGCTACCTCAACATCATCTCTCAGGACCGCAGCGGTACCTCCAACTCCCTCTCACTCGACCATGTTTTTATCGACGAGGCGAAGTTTATCGACTGGGAGCAGCTTAACAATGAGACGCTCCCTGCCAATCGAGGCAACAAGCAGCTGTTCGGTGACTGCTGCCTCCACCATGGTCTGACCATTACTTCAGATACTTCAGCAACAAAGAAAGGTTCCTGGTTCATGTCGTGGGAGAAGAAGATGGATAAGGAGCTGATTGCTACTCTCGAGACGGTACTGGTGCATCTGCATAGCATCCGAAACAAGCTGGCTGCTCACCCAGAGCGGTACGATTACTACATGTCGCAGGTGCAGAAATACGAGAAGGTTCTGCACTCCCTCCGCTCCTATGCCCTGGTGTATTCCAGGTGCTCGAGCATTCAGAACCTCGCAGTTCTGGGCGAGGACTTCATCAGACAGATGAAGCGAGACCTGCCAAAGATGACCTTCCTCACGAGCATCATGTGCCAGCATGTAGGCATCGCACAGGATGGTTTCTACTCCGGGCTTGATGAGGATCGCAACTTCTATACGGCACCGAACACCAGGTTCCTCAATGACCTGCAGTATAAGTTCGACCCTAAGCACGACAAGCCGGACTGCCGCATGGATGGCGACCTGGAGGACGGTTTACCGCTGGTCCTCGGTTCCGATGCCAACAACAACATCAACTGTCTCGTTGTCGGGCAGGTGGGGTCAGATACCAAGTTGCGCATCGTCAACTCATTCTATGTCAAGTATGACCGGAAGTTGCCTGAGCTCGCTCAGGACTTTTGTGATTATTACAAGTATCTCAAGAACAAACGAGTCATCTTTTATTACGATGCCACCTTTGTGGGCAACTCCTATGCAACTCACAACGATAAGTTCTACCAGATTATCACCAAGGTGCTCCGACGCAATGGATGGCTCGTTACGGAGGTTTACATCGGCAAGCCGATGAACCATCTTGAGAAACAATTGCTCATCGACCGCATGTTTAAGGGTCATGCGCGCCACATGGTCCTCATCAACCAGGACAACAACGAGGATCTGATCATCTCCATCGAGAGTGCCGGCTGTTATAACAACGGCAAGGATAAGCGAGGCGAAAAACTCGTGGAGACAGACGAGGACAGGCTGGAGAACCGCACCGACTTCTCCGATGCCTTCGATACCGTCTGCATTGGTGCTGAGAAGTTCCCTCAGGCTGCCATATACATGGGCGGTCTCTCTTGTTACCGAAAATGATTTTGCTTTCTATATATTTAGGTTATTAGTTATTATTTTCTCTATTGTTGATTGGAGGCTGTTGCCCGTGAGGGTAGCAGCCTTTTTGGGGTTTCTGTAAAGCGGTATCGCCCTATGGGGCGATGGATTGCTTGATTCGCCGTTCCGTATATTTTATCCTCGCATTCTCCGCCACCCGTGATGTGTACCCATCCGAAATTTCCTGTGCAAAGGTAGCTTCTGGCGATCCAATCCTGCGCATGAACCTGGGTTAACAAAAGCCAAAGGTTCTTTACGCCTTGCTAAACCTTTACCTTTTGTGTAACACAGAACCCCACGCTGGTTTGTCTCTGCCAGCGCAGTGTGATGGCACAGGAAAAATCGAAAGGGCACACCGGGCTTTGAACGGAATGCAATTAAAAAAAATACTCCACAGCAGGAGTGGGAAAAATCTCTGGACTCCCAAACATTACCAGAATACAATTTTCAAACTTTATAAATTTTTTCGATATGAGACAGAATTATTTCTTTGAGTACGTTCCAAACGCTTATCTCAACCTTTGCGTAGATAAGGCTAAGCAGATGGCAAACAACCGCTTCGTTTACGACTTCAAGGCAGGCGACAAGATGGCGGCACAAATCTGCGCTGAGTGGCTAGTCCGCTATCTGACAAGACAATACGGCAACTTGTTAAAGGACTTCGTCGTAGTCTTCGCTCCATGCAGCTCCCAGTGGAAGTATAACAAGCGATTCGGCTATTTCGCTGCAATCCTCAATGCAGCAGGCATCATGACCGCAAACGAGCACATGAGCATCTATGGCGAGCGCAAGCCAACACACAACGGAGGCAGCCACTTCGTCAACGAGGACATTTATCATGTTTCGGTAGATGGCGAGTACTTCAAGGGCAAGCAGGTCATTCTATTCGACGACCTGCTGACTAGCGGCAAGACCATCGAGGACTTCAGAAGAAAGTTGGAGGCGGCAGGTGCTTATGTGGAGAGAGAAATCTTTTTGGCTCGCACAGTTCACCACGACCCAATAAGCAACAGAGGCGTGTTGCAGGAGATGGAAGACGGCTTCTATGAAGCCGTAGCACGTTCTAAGAGATGTTTTCCACAGGGCGTTAAGATAGACAAAACAAACAACAACTATAATAAAGTAGCGTAACATGAAGAAGTACAATAATATACTAGCAGACGAGCGACCAGAGTTCAAGGCAGCTAATTACGGATTCGATTCACTCAGTAACACCGAATTGTTATCAATGATAATCAACAGAGGGGCAGGAACCACCGAAAGCCTAAGCCAGGCAAGGCAGTTGATGAATATCGCAGACGGAAGCCTGAGTAACCTTGCAAAGTTATCCATGGACGAAATGCAGGTAGTGCAGGGGATAGGCGACTGCAAGGCGTTGGCAGTACTCGCAGCCATCGAGCTAGGCAAGCGCAGAGCACTAGAGCGCATGCCGACAAAGCCAGACCTAGGAAGCAGTCTAGCCATCTACAACTACATGCTTCCGCAGATGGCAGACCTCAAGGTGGAGCAGGCACACGCCATCTTTATGAACCAAAATTTCAGACTCATTAAAAGCGTGAAGCTGAGCCAGGGAGGGATAACAGAGACTTCCGTGGATATACGTATCCTCATGAGGGAGGCAGTTATGAGCGGCGCAACTATCATGGCATTCGTGCACAATCACCCATCGGGCAACACGCAGCCTAGCAAGGCGGACGATGTGCTGACCCAGCAGATAGCCAAGGCTTGCCAAATCATGCGCATCTTCTTTATGGACCATGTGATAGTAACAGACGGAAGCTTCTACAGCTATCACGACAAGGGCAGACTATAGGCACCATGGGCAACGTGATGGGAACACGTTGCCCTATCACTTGCCTCCAATCTTGCTGATGACCGCGGATGAAGGGAAGGGGATAGAGTAGCGAGGGCGATGGCAATTCGGGGCAGCAGTCGGGGATTGGGGCAATTGCCACAAGAAAAATCCCTTACATATACCGCTCCAGTCAGCCGTGGCAATTGCCTCCGAGCGTAGGGCGGTGGGGGCTATGCTTACAGCAAGGCACGCCCTTTTTTGCTTCAACTTTCTAAAAATCAATGATTTTCAGCAAGTTGGCAAAAATGACCGTGGAAAATTTGTGCATAATGCCCAAATTTTGCAATCAATTGCCATTGATTGCCCGCTCGAAAACGGCTACTTATGCCAATTTCCATGAAATTGCCACAAGAAACGAGCCGTTTTCGAGCGAACCCCTACATTGCATTTCGGGGTATAAGCGGTAATAACATTGTTTGACATCATTCAAGAATGATGAGAAAAAGAGGTAAAAACCGTGTTTGATGGGGCTGAAATGTTAAAAATGTATTAAACATAATAAATTTATTATGTAATATTTGCGTATATCAAAATTATTATGTACCTTTGCAATCGAGTTAAGGAACATGTTTAATCAATTAAATTTTTAAGCTATGCAAGAAGATTTAGATAATGAAATCGAGAGAAAGAAAAAAGATATCGAAGACTTTCTCCGAATCGTGAAATTCACTGGTCTTTCACAGAAGGAAATCGAAAAGAGACTTGATTATCTCTTGGATGACCTTTCAAGACTGATGAAGAAAAGAAAGTAAAATGTTTAACTTCCCCTCCTTCGGGAGGGGATTACAAAATATATATTGATATGGAAGATATTAGAACCCTATTGGATGAATACAAGTCTCTTGCAGGTAATACCGATGCAAAGAGCGAAGAGCGAAAAAATGAAATTATCGCTAAGCTGGAAACTATGGATAAGGATGCTGTGGCTGAAGTGGCAAAACCATTCCTGGAGGAAAATGTAACTCGCCTGGAGGGCGAGGTGAAAGCTCTCCGCAGCCAGATAGATGCAGAGGATTACAAACTGCTTCCTATCTCTTACATCGCTAAGACCTATTTCAACAAGAGCGCAGCATGGCTTTTGCAGCGTCTCAATGGATATCAGATTCGTGGAAAGGTTTATACGCTCAACCAGGAGCAGAAAGGCATCTTTAACCAGGCGGTCAAAGATATAAGCAGTCGCATTAGCGCATTGCAGTTAGCATAGCTAACATGTTCAATAACTCAACTCTGTCCCCGACGCGATTCCGTGTCGGGGACATTTAATAGAGGATTTACATGCAGCCGTGTTCTGACATAGGCTGTGTTTTCATAAAACAATAAAATGAACTCTTTAAGCCTCTGGTGCGTGACGCATCGGGGGCTTTTTCGTCTCCAAATGTTAAATAATACACAAATGTTGAAAATAATCACGAAAATATTTGGTTATTCAACAAAAGTTTAGTACCTTTGCATCGTGTTAATAAAGATAGTATATGGCAAGACGAAAATCTAAGGAACTCAAGGAAAATGAAGACGATTTGCTTTTCTACCTAGAGTATTGGCAAGAGTTCCCCGATACCTTCAAGAGGGTAGCAGAAAAAGAAATCGCAGAGTTGCAAAACAAAATTAAAAACAAAAAGAAATGAGAAAGCCCCTTCGGGGGCACTCATTCCTTTAAACTTAAAAAATATAAGATTATGGAATATACAGAGATGATTGATAAGGTGAAGGCTTTGGCTGCACAAAACAGAGCTGCCAAGACCGCAGAGGATAAGGCGGAGGTTCGCCGTCAGATGGATGCACTCAAGGAGTCAGACCCTAAGGCTTTTGCCGTGGCAGTGGGCTACATGGCTAAGACCACAGAGCAGAAGGTCAAGGAACTGACCATGGCAGAGAAATTTGGTGAGATAACAGATATGGTTTCCATGGCTTACATCGCAAAGGCTTACTTTGGCAAATCTCGCTCTTGGCTGGCACATAAGATGAACGGAAACATAGTCAACGGAAAGGCATCGCAGTTTACTCCTGATGAACTTGTTACTCTCAGAGGTGCCTTGCAGGATATGGCTCAGAAATTCGGCTCGCTTAGCCTTGCTATTTAGGCTATCTTTATTTAACACATCGTCCCCGGCACAGAGCCGTGCCGGGGACTTCATTTAAGCAGTTTTTGACATGAGAATTATTAAACTAAACGATGATGAGTGGAGCCACTCCAGTGATGACGGCAGTGGATACTCAAATGAGGGACATTTTCAAAACAAGAAGAATATGAATGAGAATAAGATTATAGACTACATATTGGGACTGTTCACCAAAAACGAAATGAGCAAAGATGATATTCATTGGACTATCAATGAGAAGTTTGATTATGACAATGAACCATTGCTGATATTGAACAGACTGATAAGAGAAGGACTCATCCTCGAAATGGGAGAAGCATACTATAGCCTTACCAGTGAAGGACGGAAGGCCAAAAACGGATACGCGAAATATGTAAGGAACCGAAAATTCTGGCAATACATCGACAAGGCCAACAAGGTTTCTACCCTTGTAAAGTTCCTCTATGGTGCAGGAGGCTTCATTGCTGGATGGCTGGCCAAGGCCTTAGCAAATGTTCTTGGCATGTAGCAGGGCTACCAGCAGAAACAGGCATACCAGGATAAGAACCAGGATACCTAGTATGCTTTTTACAGCATATCCCAACCCGCCATTTTTATGATAGTCGTGCCAGATGGGGCTGAATGCATCCAGCAGGGAGCGCTGCTGCTTCTCGAGTATCTCTACTCGCTTCAAGAGATCTTTTTCTTCCATACCTTATATATTATTCTATTAAAAATGAAAAACGATGCAAATATACGGAATTTTCACGGAAAATCGAGGAAAATACGTGAAAAATCGAGGAAAATGCACGGAAAATCGAGGAAAATGCACGGAAAATCGGGGAATTTCCGAGGAATCCATTCCCTGATGCGGCAGAACCGAAGGGAGATCCTGCGGTCGTTTCCGGTCATTTCCGGTCATTTTCCGATTGATTCCGATTGATTCCGGTCATTCCTGGTTATGATTCCGATTGATTCCGCAAAATCATTCCGTTTTCATTCCTTTTTATTCCTTTTCATTCCTCAACCCCTCGTTTTTATGTTTTAGAGCATAAAAAAGTCATTTATTTCAAAATTTCTCGCTTTTTTTTTGGCAGTTCCAAATATTCTTCGTACTTTTGCCAACGCTTAACAGATGATTGTAGACAATCCGGTAGGGCGACCGTTTCGCCTATGGCTTTTTAGCCGCAGGCTTTTTTTATGCCTAGGAAAATCTTTTTTCTAACTGGGAAAATAATTTTTTCCAACTGGGAAAATAGATATGCCCAATACATGGCGGCTGCATGAACCGTAGATTTGATAAGTCCTTCCGGATAAGTCATCATCTGTTAAGCAACGGGGAATGCAGCCGCCACCCTTTTATACAATCGGCTGTTAATGCTTAACAGATGATGCAATATGCAGAATTCTATTTTATTAAGTGATGCGCAGGTGAGACCTGCAGGCATCAACGTGAACGAGGGCATCCATACCCTCAAGTGTGCAATCAAGCGTGAGGCTAAGCGTCTCATGGCTACCAAGAGCGAGACCTTCTCTTGCCTTTGCGAGGAAAGCGTGAGCTATGGCGACGTGGTACTCACCATGCTAGGCATAGCTGCATTCGTGGCTGTCATGTTCGTTGGTGGTTATCTTTTCGGAGGGGAGGTAGCATGATGAAGAAAAGTAGAAACCGCAGAAGACGCACAGCAAAGCTGACAACCAAGGACATCAGCAAGTGCAAGTACTTCATGAATATTGGCAAAAAAATGAAAGCCCATAAGGTGGAACTCAAATTTCAGAGAGACAATAAGACTATTGGTTCTGTTGCATTCATCGAGGATGCTCCACATAAGCAGACTGTTATCCGATGGCATGATCATCGCTACTTTACTCTTCGATATGGGGCTAAGGAGGCTAAGCAACTCAATATGACTCTGGCCAAGTGGAAAACCATAAACAACGATTAGGTATGAAAAAGAATAAGAAGAAAGTCAAGAAAGACGTTATCTTGCTATATTTCCGCCGCCGTCGCATTCGCGCTGCGCTCGAAAGACGCTGGTGGGAGCTTGATATCAAGCGTAAGGAGCTATACAAGCTCGTGGAGTACGCCAAGATTCAGTCAAGATACTGTGTTAATCAAGACTGCCACCGAATAGTCGGCAGATATCTCCGAGAACTGGAGCGAGAGGAGATACGTGTTACCAGACTTCAGACCAAATACGACCTTTGGGCTTCCCGTCTGGGCTACTGGGTTGACCTCTATGAGACGGCATTGAACCGCCTGCACCCTGGAGACGATATTTAAGTTTCACCCTTTTAAAAAAGAATATTATGACAAGAAATACAGATTATTTCGACAGCGAGCAGTTTGAGCAGGATCTGCTCAACGCTTACTTCCATTTCCGCTGCAACCTCCCTATGAAGGATGCAGACACCGGTCTCGACTACAAGAAGAGTTTCAAGACCTCCCAGGACATCGCCACGGAACTTGATGACATGGGCGGTGTCAGTATAGAAGCCATCAACCAGTACCTGCAGGCGCATGACTACCAGGTAGCCACGCAGCCAGACGGCACCGTGGCATGGGCTATATGGGAGAGAGTTGTCAAGCCGGATAGCCTGGTTTAAGTTAAAAACTCATATAAATTTCAAGTACTACCATGTATTATGAATAGTTTTTCGTATCTTTGCAGTACGAAAAATTTTACAAAGTTTTGAAAAGCTTTGAAGCGGCTGGCCGCCCGTGAGGGTAGTCAGCCGTATTTTTATTTTGATCCCCTCCATATTATCTTTGCATCAAAAAAGATAATATATGACCATCACATCACTTCCGTCGGGCAGCTTCTTCCTTGAGAACCTCCCCGACATCGATATTCTCACGGCCAAGACGCGCCTGCTCGTCACCATCAAGATAGGTGATGATACCATCTACGATGAGTATCTCTATCCAGCCGATGGAGAGGTCACCGTGAGCGACCTTGCCGACATCTTCCGTCCCTATGCACGCCGGAGGCTGGCAGTCACAGCCACCATCACCATCGCCGAGGAGCAGGTTCCGGACTCCGGAGACACCGACTCGGCTACAGTCACCGATACGCAGAAAGCCACCCTGAAGGTTTACTATTCCACCGTGGACATCGTGGGCGTGGACTGCTCCACATTCCTCAATACCCACTTCCTCACCCTGCTGGAGGGGCACAAGACCACCTACATGGGGCGACTGGAATATCTTCACTACATGGGCAAGGACTCGGCAACAGTCACCGCACACTACGCCGACAAATCTACGAAACCGTTTACCGCACCAGCCGTCGGTGGCAATGAAATCTACACCACCATCGACGTTTCTCCGTCTCGTTTCGAGACCGAGGGCACCGACCTTCTCTACTACGTGGTAGAGGCAGGCTCACGCTCCATGACCCTCATCATAGACAGCGAGGAGCGTGACGTGGCACCGACCCTGCTCTTCACGAACTCGTTCGGTTGCCAGGAGCTCATCTACTGCACGGGCAAGCACGAGGTTGATCCGCAGTACACCCGCGATGCAGCCTACATGGGCGGCATCAGGGTTAACTACCGCATCACCGAGCAGCGCACCTTCAACGCCGACACGGGCTATCTGGGCACGGACATGGCCAACTGGGCAGATGATCTGTTCCGCTCAGACGAGGTATATCTGGTCAACTTCATCGGCGGCGTTGCCAAGGTGGGCAAGCGTGTCACCCTCTCAGACTCCAAGTCCAAGCGTGACAACCTGCGCGACAGCGTGCCACGCTTCACCTTCAGCTACACATACGCACAGCGCCAGCACAACGTGCTTGACCTGCAGCGTGCCGGCCGTATCTTCGACAACACCTTTGACAACACCTTCAACTGATGAGACGCACGGCTTACCACCTCACAGAGGTGCTGCGCCTCCTGGCCAAGGCAGAGCGAGACCGCTCAACCATTAACCTGAAGGCGTGGACATCAGACGGCGAGACCGTCGACTATACAGGATGGCTGGTCAGGGGCAGCAGCTGGCGTGGCGGTTTCCACCGTCTCGTCAACCCGGCAAATGCCGAGGTTCGCACCGTTCCGGACATCTACATTCACCAGTTCCTGGGCTTACCAGTATATTTATGACATGAAACAGAAAAAATATCAGCTTCAGCAAGTGGGAGCCAGCGGTTCCTACAGCCGCTACGCCCTCGTGGCAGAGGGTGTGAGCAGGGTTACAGACTCCACCACCATCGAGCAGCAGTATGGGCAGGATACCAGTTTCCTGGGTTCCGGAGAGGTGGGCGACGCCACCACGGGCATCCTGGAGGCTCAGGGCGGCAAGCTCTTCGAGTATGTGAACTATGGCGATGACAACGACATGCCATACACCCTGCAGCAGTTGCTGCGCCGCAACATGGTGGCGCAGCGAGCCATGGCGTTCAACGTGCAGTGTTGCTACGGGCAGGGCGTGCGCTTCATGGACAGGGAGACCAAGCAGGACACCACCGACGCAGAGATCCGCGACTTCTGCCTGAAGAACTCCATCCACGAGGTCTTCATGCAGCAAGCCACCGACATGAAGTTCTTCTTCTGGTCGGTAGAGGTCATCATCCTGAGCCGTGACCACTCCAAGATAGTCAACATCCGACACAAGGACGTGTCCTACTGCCGCCTGGAGGTACCCAATGACAAGGGGCGCATAGAGCATGTATTCTTCGGCGACTTCCGCAACGTCATGTCGCCGGTACATACCGAGGTTATCCCGCTGCTCGACCTCTACGACCCGCTGGGCGACCTCATGGCGCGCATGGGAAAGGCTCCGGACCCCTACACCGGCATCAGGGGCAAGGCTCCTGAGATGGGCAAGGACTGCAAGTTTGCCATCATTTCACGCATCCCGACACCCGGACTGCAGTACTATCCGATACCATACTATGCCAGCATCTTCGATGATGCCTGGTACGACATCTACCGTCTCATCGGTATCGGCAAGCGCTACATGATCAAGAATACCTCTGCGCCACGCATCCAGATAGAGGTGCACCGCGACTACTGGGAGGAACTCTGCAACAACGAGGATATCATCGACCCTGATAAGCGCAAGGAGCGCATCCTGCAGGAGAAGGACAACATCATCAACTTCGTGTGCGGACCGGAAAATGCAGGCAAGGCACTCATCACGGGCTACTACTTCGACCCAAACGGCAAGGAGCAGCGCATGGTGCGCATCATCAACCTCTCCGAGGGCAGCAAGAAGGAGGGTGGCGACTGGGCAGACGACATGAGCGAGGCATCCAACGCCCTCTGCTTCTCGCTGGGCGTGCATCCCAACCTCATCGGAGCCACTCCTGGAAAGAGCCAGATGAACAATTCCGGCTCAGACAAGCGCGAACTCTTCATCCTCAAGCAGTCGCTCGAGAAGGCATGCCACGACATCATGTGCAAGCCTTATCACGTCATCTCCCACTACAATGGCTATGCCGACCGTGGAGTAACCGTAGATGTGCCGATGATAGAACTCACGACACTCGACAAGAATAAGGATCAACAGACATCAATAGTTTCAAACAATGGCAACAATGAAGATTCAGATCAGCAAGGATGACTTCGAGCAGAGCATCCTTGCAGCCACCAGCTCGCACTCTGAGGTGTTCGAGTCGGTGGAACCGCATTTCAAGGAGTCCTATCTGCGGCTCTGCCAGCAGATACTGGGCGAGGTAGGAGAGGCGGCACTGGAGACCAGCGACGACCTGCGTGAAGCAGTCATCAAGGCGGTGTGCCTCGATGCCTTCCTCGGCGTAGTCAGACACCTCGACCTCGTGCTTACGCCTACAGGTTTTGGCGTTGTGGCAAACAACGAGGTCACTCCAGCCAGTTCCTCCAGAGTAGAGGCACTCATTGAGCAATGCCGCATAGCCCTCATTGTGGCTCAAGACACAGTAATGACTCTTCTCACCGATGTTCCAGGCTGGGGGAGCACCCTACAGGCAAAGCAGGGCATCCAGACGGTTTTGTGGAGCATAGAGGGTTATTGTTATCTCACGAGACAGACCAGCATGACCTCCAAGGACTGGATGTCCAAGCTGGCAGCCATGCAGGAGGCAGACGCCACCCTGCGCAAGCTGGTGTCCGACGAGCAGATGGATGACATCATGTGTCTGGTCAGAGGGGTGAGAGAGGGCAATGAGTTTGAAGGAAGCGTGCGCCTCATGCTGAGCCGCAGCCTGATCATGTTGGCAAACGACAGGCTGTCGGCATACTCCAACGAGCGTGCGAGACTGCTCAGATACTTAGATGCACATCTCGATAAATTCCCATTATATGCGAATTCATCGGCATATAAGGCTAACCATTTCAAAGAGTTCGACAATGAAAAATCAAAACCTGCCTTCGTTTTCAACGCATAAAGATGGTACACAAGAGTTCAATTTCAAGGCGCCGTCCTCATGGGCGGAACTTTCGGAGGAACAGTTGCGCTATGTCCTCTACATCTTATCTTCGAATAGGGACAAGATTGTCGCCAAATGCCACCTCCTGGTTAGATTCTGCGGTCTTGAAGTACATAAGCACACCCGTACAGGGTGGAAATGCAGCGTGCTCTGTTCCGTTCCCGGTGAAATGCCAAAGAGGAAAGTCCTATACATTAGCAGCGCCGAGATTCTATCGCTTCTCAAAAATTTCGATTTCATCGACAAATTTACCGATTTTCGGCCTCTGCAGAGAGCTAGTGACGTTCTACTAACGGCAGTTGATAGCATGCTTCATGATGTCAGCTTCTACGATTACCTCAACATCGAGAAGAACTACCAGCTGTTCATGCTTAACCAGGAAGACAAGTTCCTCAGCAAGATGGCGCACCTCATGTACAGAACCGCAGATGGTTCTGCCGATGAAACCGCCCATTTTGAGCCATACGAGCTTTTGGGCGTCTTCATGTGGTTCTCCAGCGTCAAGGAGTATTTCGCTGCCAACTTCCCTCACTTCTTCAAACCGGCAAGAGAGGGTGGAGAACTGCGACGTTTGGATATCCTTCCTGCCATGCAGGCGCAGATCAGGGCACTCACCGATGGCGACGTGACCAAACAGCAGGCAGTCTATAATACCGACTGCTGGGCTGCCCTCACAGAGCTTGACAACAAGGCACGGGAGGCAGAGGAGTTCAAGGAGCGCAACAGGCAAAACAGTTAAAATTACAGCACATGACAGAGAAAAACTTCGATTCCATCGCATATTTCAAGCAGCTGGCTGCCGAGTGCAGAACCTGCAGGGATTATAATTTTGTCGCAACAGAGTGTTCCGGACCTGATTCCATCCAGGGAGTCATGCAGCAGTTCCGCAAGGCATCCAACTTCATCATGGTGTCAGACACCGTTGACAGCAACACCCATTCCGTCGGGGAGGGCTTCTTCGACCGCAACGTCTATACGGTCTGGATCCTGGCAGGCTACCGGCGCGATGACATGGCAGACCGTGAGCAGAAGCTTAACGTTTGCCGCTACATCTTCCGCCAGTTCCTCAGCCGCATGCTTCACGACAAGAGCCGTGAGGCATACGACGGGCAGATGGAGTTCCTGGACCTCACGCAGGTCTATTCGAGCGAGCTGGGCAGATGGTCCATGAATGGCGTCACTGGGCTCTATTTCATGGTCACATCAGACGAACCTATCGACATACAGTATGATGAGAGCCTATGGCAGACCAGTCAACCATAGACGACCTGCTCAAGTACGAGCATGGTTGGGCTGATTCCATGGGCGAGTTCTGGCGAGAGCGCATGGAGCGGCTGCGTACCATCGATACCGGAGCATTATACCGCAGCATCAAGGCGCATATCGAGCAGGGCTCGACAACGACCATTGAGCACAATTTCCTCATGTACGGCATCTATGTTGCAGCAGGCGTTGGTCCGGCTCATGAGTGGTACCGCTGGAGCCAGGGAGCTAAAATCCGACGCATCAACGGTGGAGATCTCAACTTCCTCGGCGAGGAATACCGAGAGGAGCAGGGACTTGACAAGCCAAAGAAGGTGGGTCCTGCATGGGGCGGCAGGGTTGCCGGTGGTGACCCGAAGGGACCTCGCGACTGGTTCAGCCGAAAGTACTACTCGTCAGTCATGAAGCTCAATGAGCATGAAGCGGAATTCTATGGAGAGCGCTATCAGGGCTTAATGGCATCAGCCATCACGGAAATGTTTACAGGCATAGGAGCCGCACGCAACCTTTAGGGAGCGTATTTTTATCGGTTCCATCGGCATATTATCTTTGCAGACAAAAAAATAAATGGCAGACAAATTAGACAAGAGCAACCTTCAGACCCTCTTCGAGGGCATCAGAGACGAGCGACGCCTGCAGGCCAACACGGCAAACCGCATCGGCAATGCCTTTCTCTCGCTGCTGCACTTCTGTGCCGATGAGACCTCAGACAAGTATCTGAGCAGGCAGCATGATGATGCTGCTGAGGGCATGATTACCTTCCTGCGTGGACTCATCTCCGAGCAGATGGCGCAGCTCAAGGCGGGTGCACAGTTCGGTGACTTTGTCTCCGGGCTGTACAACGGCAAGGGCGCACAGGTCGATACCAGCGGCAATGCCGAGGTTGAAAGCATCACCGTCCGCACATACATGCGGGTCATGGAGCTGATTGTCAACCGCCTGTCAGCGCAGGAGGGTGACACTTTCTTCACCGAGAGTGACACCATCGAGAGCGTTGACAGTCTGGGAGATAACTGCTTTGGCTTACACCTCCGCTCCAAGTATAGTGGATACTTCACGGCTCAGCATGTAGGCAACGTCATTAAGGGCGTGGTCAACAATATCGCCTCGGCAGCCAATTCTGGCACTTCGGCAGACTACTACACCTCATGGATGAGAGTCAACAGCGTCAACGCGGTTAAGAATTACATCGAGGTCACCCTGTATCCTGATGCCGATGTTCCGGCAGGCAAGAACTTCCCGCCGTGCGAGCTCATGAACATCGCCCGTTATGGCAACCAGACCGAAGAGTCGCTGCAGAGCTGCTTCTACATCTCCAGTTCCGAGGGGCGCATAGTCAAGCTGACGGGCGTCACCAAGCCGATACTCGACGATTACAACTACGGCATGGTCTTCGGCGACATGCCTGAGTTCGTCAAGTCGCTCGACCTTCCTATCGTCAAGGGCAGGGATTATCTCTATGCAGCCGGCATCATCACCCAGGACATCATACAGATCGACTACCATGGCAAGCCGATAGTCGATTATATAGACCGGGGACAGTGGTCAGGCAAGGCAGACTATTTCTGCTCAGCCCTCAATCCAGATACCGGCAAATTCGAGACATCAGATGTTTGGTACACAGGGTGCAAGTGGCGATGCCAGAAAACCGGTACCCATACCGCACCACGGTGGAACAATACCGACTGGGCGATGATAGAGGGCAATCCGGCATTCACCATTGACTTTCTCGAAGACGAGACGATCTATGACTTCGACAACTTCCGGGCTCCGCTGACTATCGTTGCTACGCTCTACGGCCAGGATATCACCTCAGATATCCTCGACAGCGACGTAGCCTGGACCAGATACACCGAGAACAAGGCCGGTGAACAGAGAGTAACCAGCGACAACATTTGGGCACTCGAAGTCGGATCCAAGGCAGGCAAGGCTATCGTCCTGACCCAGTCAGACCTCTCCGTCGACAGCGAGGGAGTTCCGGCTAAGATCAGGTTCACGGCAACTGTTACACTTCGTGATGGTCTGGGCGATGAGGTCGCCCAAGATTCCATCACACTGGAATGTGTTTAATAACATATAAACAATGAAATACAAAAGATTAGACATCAAGTACACGCCTCTGCAGGTACATTACTCCAAATCCGTGTCAGGCAGCGTTCCGCTCGAACAGGCCTATGATGCTGATCAGGATGAGTATTCTCCTGATTACAGGCTGACGCCATGCGCCTTACTGCCGGTCATCAGCATCATTGACCGAGATGGCATACTCCCGAGTGGACGTGTCAACAGCGAGCTGACAGACATCGCCTGGTATAGAGTGGAAAACGGAGTGGAGGGCAATGCGCTGGTTACGACACCCAAGCAGCATGTCATCACATCGTCCGGCAATGATGCCGGCAAACTGCTCTGGTATATCAACGCAGCACCGCAGAAGCCGATACTGCTCCGCTTCAAGGCGAAGTACCTGGACACCCGAACCAACGAGGTGCGCAATATTACGATGGACTACTCCATCAACTGCAAGAATGCGACCATCTACAAGCCGACGCTCCTGCTGTCAAGCGGTGACCGCTACTACAACCCACTCCGTGATACCGACAAGCAGGTCATCAATGCATCCCTGCGCCTCGGATCAGAGGAGTGCGCCAAGAACAAGCGCCAGTTCGTCTGGGAACTTCTCCGGAGTCGTGGACAGTTTTCCGCAGTTACTGCAGATGACCTGGAGATCAAGATATCCGATGATGGTGCATCCGTTACGCTGGACCGCTCTCTCATGGGCAAGCGCATCTGCATCAGATGCAGAGCCAGATACTCTGCTGCAGGCAATCCGGCAAGCGTAGAGCTCAACGATGCAACCCCATTCAAGATAGTCAACATCGTCAGGAGAATTCCGTTCTACGATTACGACATGATTGACATCGTAGACGAGGTGCTGCCAGATACCAAGCAGGTCAAGGCAAAGGCTACCATCTTCGACAATATCGGCGATATTGCAGACCCTACAAGAGAACTGCAGGTGCTCTGGTGGATGGCACCGAATAATTCGGTACACTTCGAGAATGCTGTACTCGTAGGCCATGGCATGACACCGAGTGTTTCTACAGAACTGCTGGATCCGAACAGGGGCTCCATCCTTGCCTTGGAGGTCAAGGATTTGGCTCCTTTGGCTCTGGCCATGGATGCAGACGGCAAGGTGTTCATGGATGCGGACGGCAATCCGTTTATTTTTCACTAATAATCATTTTTTTTAAATATGGAAAGATACATCAAGGCAAACCGCAAGGTCGTGGAGTTTCTACAGCTGACCGAGGACAGAACAGAACTTCCAGACGGCAACTTCATTCTCTGGTGCCAGGACATCCTGCCGCTTGGAGATTCTATCGTGTTTCAGGAAACGCTGTCCAAGATTGGCGCTATCGCCATGGATGGCCAGACAGCCCGTAAGGAGCAGGACGGCGAAGTGTGCAACAAGCTGCCTGTTGCTATAGACAGCAGATTCATCATGAGAGAGGAGGCAAGGGATGAGTAGTGCAAGCAAATCGGTCAACATCACGTTCCTGCAGAAGATGGGCACTTTCACGCCGTCAATCCAGTCTCCTGATGGGGATCTCTACCAGGAGTACCAGAAGAACGGCGACGTCGTTACCGTCTATCCCGACTTCTCGCAGTCACAGCCTAAGCTCTATTTCGTAGTCATCTCATCGAGGGCTGCAGACGGTGTCACGACACCAGTTTCCATGCAGTTCTTCTTCAACGAGACTGAGATACCGTTCAACAGCGCAGGCAAATCAACCGGCCTCTTCGATGGTCTCTTCGAGATTATCAGACCAAGTGCATCGCAGTTCTACTGGGGGCTGAAAATATGCAACAACCTGGTAAAGGCATCCAATTATACTGCCATCAACATCAAGATGATCGGCAAGGTATCAGAGAGATCCAATCAACAGGAGATTACCGATAGTGTACAGGCTGTCTACGAGATACCGGTTGGTCCATATACAGGCGTAGCCTATCGAGTGACCATCAAGGCTCCAGAGAATGATACGCACAACTTTATACTCAACAGCAAGGATGACAGCTGTCAGCTCGAGGCTAAGGCAACGCAGGGCAATGATACCATTAAGACTGTCCTCTACTACAAGTGGTACCGTGCAACCAACAGCATCACTGGCTGGGAGCAGATTGCAGGAGCAAGCGGTAAAACCATTACAGTCAAGGCTTCTGAGGTCGATTGCACGCGTGAGTTCATGGTTGAGGTTTACAATGACAAGGCCATGGGCAAGGACAATCTTCTTGGATTCGACTTTGTCACAGTCATCGATGCGTCGGATCCGTTCGACATCGAGCCGAACCCTACACCTGCCGATGAGTCTATCAGCGAGGACGAGGCAGGCAATGGTACTGTGACCTATACACCGAGGTTGGTTGTCAGAGGCAAGTCGGAGACGGTAGATACGAAATTCTATTTCACTCTGAAGTCCGGGTCTGGCGTTGTCCTCAATACCGAAGCTTCACGCAAGCCAACGGTTCAGTTGAGTTCTTTCGCTGTGACGAGAGAAGACTGCATACACGCAGGTTACAGCAACGTAGCATTAACAATCCAATCAGTTAAATAAAAGCTTATGGCAATTATCACGAGACTGATTAAGTTCCTCCGCGTCGGTGTTGGCATATCCAACACCGACGTGGAATATGCGGAGTCAACAAGTCAGACAACGGCTCCGACAGATGGTTGGCAGACAACGGCTCCAAAGTGGCGCAAGGGCTACTACATCTGGAGCCGGACACACATCTACTACACCGATGGCAATGAGAAGGTGTCCACACCTATATGCCTGTCGGTAGCGAGGAGCATCGACCGCATCGAGGAGTGCTACTACTCCTCAACATCATCTTCGGCCATCACCGGAGGTGCGTGGGTCAAAGGGAAATCTCCAGCGTGGGTGAACGGCAGATACATCTGGACCAAGTCCATCATCTACTACTCCGATGGCACCTCTGCTGAGACAACTCCTATCTGCTGTACAGGCGGTCAAGGTCAACAAGGACCAAAGGGCGATCCTGGTACACCAGGTAAGGATGGCAAAGATGGTACTTCTATTAGTATTACAGGTGAGGCAAGCGCAATCTACGCCAATTGCGCTGCGCTGCAGGCAGCACTTGACAATAACCCTACGTGTTTTATCCCGGGTGATTTTCCGGTCTTGTTGAACACTTCGTCAGACGCTGGCAGTCTGAAGGGGCAGCATGGAAGTGGATGCAATAGCCCTACTGTAGTTAGTCTGTCCGTACAGTCTGGTAATGTTCTCTACTACAACTTACAGGCATCAGAGAAGGGTGAATGCTATATCTATAATGGGGATATCTACAACAATACGGGGGCTACTTGGTATAAGCTGGGCAAGATTCAAGGACCGCAGGGAGAACCTGGTACACCAGGTAAGGATGGTACAGATGCAGTTCAATACTATTATCACATTGCATGGTGCAATACTCCAGACAACTCAGACAAGTCCTTCTCTACATCATGCAGCGATGGTGACCACTATGCATACATGGGTACATGTACCACCACTACGAAGAAAGACCCTGAAGACTTCTCCGCTTATGAGTGGAATAAGGTCAAGGGTGCTGATGGTGAAGCTGGCAAGGATGCCATCAACATACAGATATCAATGCCGACCATTGTCCACAAGAAATCTCAATTTGCTGGCTCCTATGCCGTTGGTGTGAAAGCTTACAAAGCAGGGGTTGAATTACCTTGTTCTGTCAGTGCGAGCGTCCCATCGAATTATGCTAGCTCTGTAAAGACTGGTGTTATGAACGATGGCAGTGGAAAGAGAGTTGTTGTGATGATTGCAGCGAATGTTGATGTCAATACAGATTTAGCTTTCGTAGTCAAAGTAGAGAATGTTACATACAAGTATACGATACCTGTCAAGACAATAGCCGATGGCGAGAAAGGCGAGAAAGGCGAAACCGGCGCAACGCTTCGCGGTCCTCAGTCATGGGATAACTGCGGTGTAGGCTATTCCTTCCAGTGCGGAGCATCTGGTGAGGAGTGGAAAGATGTCGTCATCTACAACTCGGGCTATTACAGCTGCATCAAGAGTCACATCAAGTCTGAAACCAACTTCCCAGGCAGCGATGAGGACCAAAACAACCATTATTGGAGGCTTGGCAGCCCGATTGAAATGGTAATTGCCAAAATCATCTTGACTCAATATCAGCTTGTTGACAACCTGGGAGTCAAGGTCATCGAGATGAAGGATGAAAATGACAACATCATGTTCCTAGCAAAGGACGGAAAAGTTATCTGCAATGGAGGAATATTCCAGAATATTAGCGTCTCGGGTGATATCTCTGTCGGAAGACTGAGATACAACGAAAATACGGTTACTGATGGTACTAGTGTCATCAATGGCTCTTTTATCAGAGGTGGTGGTACCTATGTCCTACCGCACCTAAGCGATGGAGAATTCATGCGCATTGTGGTCTTCAATCCTATCATAACGCGCAGTACACCGCTAGCGACACTTAAGGGCGAGCAGGAAATGGACGCATTCATGGCGGCAGGCAGCAGTTTCTTCTTGAATAGAGAGGCTACCATAGGAGTTTATGGCTGGTGTGAACTAATCGGCACGAGTCAGAATGGTCACACAATTTGGGTATATAGTGTAGTAGAGAATAAACAAAATTAGAATAGTTAAATGGAAGGTAAGAAATTCAATTCCGTGGCGAAAGTCACAACCGTCAACAGCAATCAGAGAGTACTGCTGACAGACCAGAATGGCAATATCACTACCATCGGCATGGATGCCCTTAAGGCTGACCTTGCAGTCGGGCAGCATGCCTGGTGCGGCCGAGTGTGGAATACTGCCAATGCAACGCCTAAGGCGGCATCATACATTGGCTCACTTGAATTGCTGAAGGAGTTGCCATACATCCTAGGACTTGGCGCATATTTGGTCAAGAATGACCACAGCCGCAGAAAGCTCGACAGCAAGGATCACCACAAGTATGCTACTGGTGAACCGGCAAGGCTGGATGGTACAGAAGGTCACTATCAGTGGGGCTGGGGCAGAAAATTCTACGTTGTCATCAAGGATATTGGCGGATTGCACTATGAGCAGATTGGCATCAAGCCAATACCAGGTGAATACAATCTCGAGATACCAATCGGCAGTCTTTCTGCAGCGGGCTTCGCTACTATTGAGCGTAGTACCGGACGCCTGGTTAGTTACATCAACGATGCAGCTAACTACCGTGGTGGCGACAACAATGCTACCTATGATGGCAAGAGCAATACGTTGCTGGGCAGACCTGCTACCGCTATGACTACAGAGCAGTTCAGAGCTGCAGCACGTAAAAACGGCAAGGGTTGGCTTTGCACAACCATGCGACATACTTCCATTGTCGCAATTCTGTTCAGTGTCATCTTCGGTACTCATTATGATCAGGATGCAGTCAATGCCAACAAGGATGCCAACGGCCTCTTCCAAGGTGGACTCGGATCAGGCTTGACGCAGATGCCGAACTGGGATACCTACAATGGTTATCGACCAGTTGCACCAATGAGTGCAGGCATTGAGCTTGGTGATTCATGTGGAGAAGCGACCTATGCAGTTAAGAATGACGCAGGCACAACGGTCTATAATGCCAAGATTCCATGTTTCTTCGGTTACAAGAACGGCTTCGGCAATCTCTGGCGAATGATGGATGATGAGTTCTGCCAGGTGAATAGTGACAAGACCATGACCCACCTGGTCGCTCCGTCTATTTACGGCTCCTGGACTATCGGCAATGCTACCGGCATGAAGGCGTTGAGCAAGTCACCTGGCGGTGGTGAAGGATATATCAAGACCTTGTCGATGGAGCATCTGGAGAACTTCTGTACGCAGATTGGTGCTACAGAGTCAACCTATTCGACAAGTTATTTTTGGAATACGTCAAACGCTACTTCCGGTTTTCGCCTGTGTCTTCGCGGTGGCTACGCTAGCAATGGTGGTCAATGCGGTCTTTCGACGCTCTACGTGAACAGTGCTGTCTCGGATTCCAATGTGAACTACGGTGCGGCCCTCTGCGAAGCAGCATCCGAGTGGTCTTTGGAGCCAGTGTATTACGAGGCGGCCTAAAGTGTTCAGAGGTGTGCTGACGTGAGCAGGAGTGTGCAGGATTGACCAAGGTTCCCAAGCGGAGCCAAGGGCAATCCTGAGCACCCTGCGAGCGTAGCGAGCAAACCCTACCGCCCTTGGGCGGTCGATTTTTTTTGAAATTTCGCTCTTTGACATTCTTTCATTCCGATTTTTTTCAGTACCTTTGCAGGCGGTTTTCAAGCCAGGCTGTGATTCCTGCGCCGGTTTTCGCCTGTGTCTTCGCGGTGGCAACGCTAACAATGGTGGTCAATGCGGTCTTTCGACGCTCAACGTGAACAATGCTGTCTCGGATTCCAATGTGAACTACGGTGCGGCCCTCAACTTAACAAGATACTGCAGGTTAGTTTGCTTAGCTGCAGAGATTTCGGGAGTCAGGCCTTGCCTCATGGCAAAACATACACTTTAGCAGAATAGCAAGTAGATGATGACAAAGGGTCATCCGGTCGAAAGTTAGGACATTAGAAAAGCAGACAACAGACACAGACACCGACATTTATACAGACACCGACCTTTTTTTAATATTTACATAAAATTTTAAAAGCAAGTGAAGAGGTTAGGCAACATTTCACAGGAGGTGGAGACTTTGCAAAATTTTCGTGAAGCATTTTTTGATTTTTCCCGACACAAGAAGTCCCGTCTCTCTGTTCAAGCATTTGAGGCAGAGTTTGAGGCAAATCTTCAAGCCCTGCTAAATGCCTATACCCATCAGACTTGGCATACATCAGACTATGAGGCCAAGCCGGTTGAAAAAACCAAGCATCGCATAGTCAATAAGTTGCCTGTTGGCGATCATGTCATTCAGCATGCAGCCATGCACACCAGTGAAGATAAGTTGAGAGCCAAGATTCCGTTCAACAGTCCAGCTGGTACCAAGGGGCGTGGCACGCATTTCTTCTACAAGATTATCAAGCATGACATCTTTACCTCGCCACAGCAAGACACATTCTATTGCTTGCCCATGGATATACACCATTATTTCCAAAATGTTGAGCATAATCTGCTCAAGAGAGAGTACAGGTTGTATATCAAGGACCGCAAGTTGCTTGCTTTCATCGATGAAGTCGTTGACAGCTATGCCAACGGCATAGTGCTGGGTGTCAAGCTCACACAACTTTTGGGACAACTGTTTCTGGCGAGGTTTGACTATCTCGCCATGCGGTGTTTTGATATACTCCAAGACCCCGAAAAACACGGTTATTGGCAGGCTCGATACGTCACGGACATGCTCCTCACATGCCGCTCGGAGCAGCAGGCAAGAGTATTAAATATGGGGGGGTAAAATCCCTCAATGAGCGCTTCGACCGTTTCTGCCGCGATGGGCTCAAACATTATTATAGATTCATGGACAATATCTTCATCATGCATGAAGATAAGGTCTTCTTACGCCTCATGGCGGAGCTTGCAGTCATGCACTTGGCTAGAGACTGGAAGCTGAGCATCAATAAAAGTTGGAATATTCATCGTACATGTGACGGCATAGACTTCTGTGGACAGAAGATCTTTGCCGATCATGCCCTTTTGCGCAAGCGCACCAAGCAGGCACTCTGTGCCCAGGTGGCAAGATTGCGCAAACGTGGACTTAGCGATGAAAAGATCCGGCGCAAGGCAGCATCCAGGCTAGGCCTTGTCAAACACGCAGACACAAAAAACTTATTAAATAAAATCGGTATGAAAAAGTATGGTCAGATTGTGAAAGCCCGCAAGGGCGAGGTTCCCTTCGAGGGCATGAGTTTGGCACAGAAGAAGCATCCAGGCGATATCCTGTGCCACAACATTGAGGACTATGACAAGTTCCTCATCCTCATAGAGGATTACAAGATTGATAAGTCGAGAGTTGATTTCAAGATGGAGCAGGTTGAAGAGGTTGACGACCAGGGTATCAAGCGAATGGTCACCAAGAAGGTGCCCAAAGACCGCCTCGCCATCCGCTTCCGTTTCATTGATCATGTAAAGAAGACGGGGCTGTTCGATGAGCAGGGCGATGAGATTGAGGAGCCGGTGTGGCAGCCAGAGTCGTGGTGGCTCTTTACTGGATCTGACATCTTGGTTGACCAGGCACGCAAGGAGTGGGAACTGTTGGATAAAGGCTTCTACACCGTTGCAGCAGAACTCACCAACAAGTTTGGCAAGAAATTTTATAAGTTTATATAGATGCACAAGAAATTTTATCTTTGTCGCATGTCATTCTTGAGATATGACAGCGAGCATTTTCTCCTGTTCCTGAGTGAACAGAGAGTTGACAACTATCACCCAGACACCAATATGTCGGAGTCTGATGGCGATAGTCAGGCAGTAACAGCCTACAGCTACGAGGGCAGTGAGATCGACGGCTCCACCAAGATTGAGGCTAAGTCGGCAAGCTATCGCGAGTTCGTGAATGGTCTGGTTCGTACTAAGTACAGCCAGAGCGATGTCGAAGCCATCCTGTGCAACCATGGTGATGGCAACAAGGAGCACGAGACGGAGTACCTGACATTCCAGAATTGGCGAGAGCAGGCTAAGCAGATGGCCAAGGAACTGCTCGACCGTGATATCTCATAGTTTTCAGATACGGCAGGAGGGGGAATAGTCCTTTCTGCCGTATTTTTATATATCTTATATTATATGTACCTTTGTGCCAGATTTAATCAGGTACAGATATGCAGAGAAATACCAAGGATTGGATACACTACAGCTCTGCTGGCATAGTTCTGATTGCTGGCATTGTGCTCGTGTACATCAGCTTTTTTTTGTCCCACGACGTCACGTCTAACGTCTTGTGGTACTTTGGGCAGAGTCTGGTTTACGTGGCAACCGTCTTTGGTTTCGCACTGACTTTTGACACCCGAGTTAAAGACATTATCAATAAATATTTCAATAACAAAAATGGCACGCAAGATTAAGAAAATTTTCATTCATTGTACAGCAAGCCGACAGTCATGGTCTGTCGATGCCTTGCTCAAGGAGTTCACCAACAAGGGCTGGCACTATCCAGGATACCACTGGGTCGTGACCGCTGACGGCAGACGTACGCAGCTCATGACAGAAGACCTGCCATCCAACGGAGTCGCGGGACATAATTTCGATTCCATCAACGTGGCATACATGGGCGGCATTTCTCGCACAGGCAAGCCTATAGACAACCGCACGGAGGCTCAGAAAAAGGCGTTGCGTGAGTTGCTTGAGGAACTGAGAAAGCGCTATCCTGATGCCAAGATCATGGGACATCGCGACATCTCGCCTGACAAGAACCACAATGGAGTGGTCGATCCGTGGGAGCGCATCAAGGAGTGTCCTTGCTTCGACGCCATTCCTGAGTATGCTGACATTTAAATCAATGGGATATGCAGAAACATCTCAAGTCTATCATCATGACCATATCGGTGATATTGGTCATCATCGCCTGCGTCTGGATTTCTGACCATCGACGGCAGCGAGCGGAGCAGGAACTGAGAGAACAGCTCAATGGGCTGAAACTTCAGTATGCTCCAGCCGAGCGAGACACCATCCGCGATTCGGTCCAGGTCATCACGCAGCAGGTGCTGCAGATGCCTGCAGAGGAGTACAAACTTCAAGCCTACGACCGCCAGCTGCTCCATGACCTGGACATACGTCTTGGCCAGGTCATGGTAGACCAGCGCACAAGTCTGAGTTCTGCTGATACTGTCAAGACTGACCGCAGCGATTCTGTATATACTTATTGCGACCGATGGCTCAGTTTCCGTCTCAACACGGCAGACTCCATCTTGACATACAAGGCGAGAGACAGCCTCCAGACCATCGTCTACAGGCAGTACAAGCACAGATTCCTCTGGTGGCGATGGGGCACCAGAGGCTATGACATCAAGGTCATCAACTTCAATCCCCATTCCAACATATTATATAACAGCTATATACAAGTCAACCGATAATGGCAAGACAAGAGGTATATACAACAGTCATCAAGCTCAACTCAGAGGAGGCAAAGAACCGACTCAAAGAGTTAGAGGACAGAGTCGCTCGTCTGAAGAAGGCAAAACAAGATGCCTTCTCGGCGGGCGATTCCCGTTTAGGCGCATCCCTCGCCAAGGATCTGAAGGCCGCAGAGCGAGAGATGAAGCAATTCAAGAACTCAACCATGAGCGTCAAGGAGACACTCGACAACCTGTCAAGTGCAAGCCTCGGACAGCTGGAGAAGGCTGCTAGACATCTGAAGGGGCAGATGAAGGCAGCGTCTGATCCTTCAGACTTCGCCAAGCTGGATGCACAACTCTCAAAGGTCAAGGAGCAGATGCTTGCCCTGAAGGGCGCAACACGCAAGGCTGATGAAGAAGCGAGACGCATGACGGCAACCGTGTCAAATCTGAAACATGCATCTCTTAACGATCTCAACTTTACTGCAGGCAGACTTCGCTCGCAGATGGCCGATTTCGACCCAAACACAACCATGTATGCCTCTCGGGCTTCGCAGTTGAAGCTGGTCGAGGCAGAGTTGGAGCGCATCCGACAGAGTGAGCTGAAGGTGGTCACCCTCATGCAGCAGTATGACAAGGAGATTGACCGCACCAATGTGGACATCAAGGAGACCAAGCGGCAGATGCAGTTGGTCAATAACACCATGTCCAACCTCAAAACATCCTCCATCCGTGACTTGGAGTATTCCATCAAGGCACTTAACCAGCAGATGCAGGGTATGGAGCGTGGTACCGAGCAGTTCAAGCAGATGGAGAGACAAGCCAAGCAGTTGAAGGCAGAACTGCAGGCGGTCAGAGCCGAAGGAGTAGCCCAGGAGTCCTGGATCAAACGCTCTGCCGATTGGTTCAACCGCATGCAGGGCATCGCCCTTGGAGCCGTTGCTGCCATCTCCGGCATCACCTTCACAGTAAAAAAATGTGTGGAGGAATATGCCAAGATGGATGATGAGATGACCAATGTACGCAAGTACACCGGTCAAGCAGCCGATGAGGTCGAGCGAATGAACGAAGACTTCAAGAAGATGGATACTCGCACACCTCGCCAGAAACTCAATCAACTGGCAGAGGATGCCGGCAGACTAGGCATCACATCGACTGCTGCAGTTGAAGATTTTGTTGATGGAGCCGATAAAATCAATGTCGCCCTCGGGGATGACCTCGGCGATAAAGCTGTCTCACAAATCGGTAAACTCGCCCAGATGTTCGGCGAAGACAAGACCAAAGGTCTGCGAGGTGCCATGTTGGCGACAGGTTCTGCAGTCAATGAACTGGCTCAGAATTCCTCTGCCTCTGCAGGATATCTCGTTGACTTCACCGCGCGAGTAGCAGGTGTCGGCAAGCAGGCTGGTTTTACACAGGCTCAGATCATGGGTCTCGCATCTGTCCTTGACCAGAACATGCAGCAGGACGAGACGGCTGCTACTGCAGTACAGAACCTTCTGGCAAAAATGTTCCAAGACTCCGCAAAGTTTGCAAAGATTGCAGGACTCAATGTCAAGGAGTTCGCCAACACCCTGAAGGAGGATGCCAACGGCGCACTCCTCCAGTTCCTGGCAGCCATGCGAGCCAAGGGCGGTTTTGCCGACCTTGCACAAATGTTCGAGGAAATGAAGATGGATGGATCCAGGGCTACTGGTGTCCTCACCGTCCTCGCTGACAAGCTCGATGACATCAAGACTGCCCAGAACCTGGCAAACGAAGCCTATTCCGAAGGCACATCCGTCCTCAATGAGTTCGAGACACAGAATGAGAGCGTACAGGCTCAACTTGACAAGGCGAGCAAGAAGTTCCTGGATCTCTCCATCGAACTGGGACAGAAACTCTATCCTGCAGCACGATATTGCATATCTGCAGCCAGTCTCGGAGTTCGGGCACTCTCCACACTCGTTGATTTCGTCAAAGATTATTGGCGCATATTAATTGTGCTGACAGCCGCCATCGTCACCTATACAGCAGTATCTAAGGCAAAGTTGATAGCAGACAAGGCGCAGATGGCATGGCTCAACATCATGATTCTGCGCGAAAAGGCGCATCTCGTCCTTGTGGGTCTCAAGACATCTGCTCTCAAGACCATGGCAATTGTCCAGATGGCGTTGACACGCGAAATAAAACTGACCACTGCTGCGCAGATGTTGTGGAACAAAGTGTTGTTGGCCAACCCGATCACTGCCGTGATTGCTGTTGTTGTGGGTCTGACAGCCGCAATCGTCACACTCTCTAAAGAGACGAGCACCGCAGAGCAGGCGCAGCGTGACTACAATGATGCCGTGACCGATGCCAACAAGCAGGCAGCAGAAGAGGAGGCATCCATCATGCGCCTCGTTTCTGCCATCCAGTCCAACACCACAGCCGAGTCAGACCGCAAGGCAGCACTGGAGGAACTCAACGGCAAGCTGATGCGTGAGCATCTGGGCAACATCACTGAAGAGGCAGTTCGTACAGGTCAGGCTACAAGGCAGATCCAGTCTTACATCGACATGATGAAGAAGAAGATCGTCATCGATGGCTTGCAGAAGAAACTTGCTGAGTCTATAGCAAAGCAGGCTGAACAAGAAGACATACTAAACGAAGCTGACAACGACAAGCGTGGATTCTGGACAAAAGTTTGGGGGCGTATAAATCCGTTTGCAAGTGGTAAAACTAAGTTGTTAAACTTAGCTTCCGACAACAAAGAAGTGTTCATCGATGTGATGAACAAGAGCATTGAGCGTGAAAAGCAGTACCAGCAGAAGCTAATCGACAAGATTACCCAGCTCGAAGCGCAACACTTCGAGGTGAATGATCCGGAACCATGGCGCAACAATGGCTACAATGGCAAGGGCAATGATGGTACAATCATTAAGAAGCAGAGTACAACCGGCACTCATCAGGTTTCTGCAAAAGAGCGCAAGGCTCGTGTCAAGGCGGCGAAGGCTGCTGCAGCCGAGGCACGTAAGCGCCAGGCTGAAGCCAAACGCAAGCAGAAGCAGGCAGCCGATAGCATCAAGGCTGAGACCAACGAATTGATGGCAGACAACGCCAAAGCCTATGCAGAAGGCAAGAAAACCTATCAGCAGTTCATCGATGACCGTCAAAACATCCAGATTAAGGGCTTTGCCAAGCTGAAACAGTTGTATGGTGCTGAGAGTAATGAGTACAAGCAGTTGCTTGACAACCAGGTCAACGTTGTCAAGCAGCATGATGCTGCCATCCTCAAAATGAATGAGCAGACCATTGAGCGTGAACGCCTCCAAAAGGAGGCGAGCATCAAGGCTCAGTACAATAATGCCAACTCCGCTATCTATCAGAATGACATCGCTCTCGATGAAGCTATCTATCAGAATGATGCAGATGCAATGCAGAAGCGCCTGGCGCTCTACAATGAGGGAAGCGAGGAATGGCTGGATATGAAGGCTGAAATGGAGCAGGCATCACTCGACCATCAGCTGCAGATGCAGGAGTCATACCAGAACCAGCTGCGTGAACTCCGTCAGCAGTTCGGCAAACAAGACTTGCAGGCACAGGAGACTATGTACCTCAATGGCCTTGACAATCTCTACAAGCAGGGATTAATCAAGGAGGAGGAATATCAGCAGATGAAGTTGGAGATAACCAAGCAGTTTGCTGCCCAGAGAGCGCAAATTGATGCTGATGATAATGGTGTCGGTAGCGCTCAGATAAAAATCAATGATAAGTCATCTGAGATGGTCAACAGTGCCAGGGCTGCTGCAGGTGAGTCCCAGTCGACCGGCAATACAACTTTGGGTGGATACTTCTCCTCACAGATTCAGAACTACCAGAACACCATGGAGAAATTGAAGGAGTTGTATGGCAGCGACAAGCAGAACCATGCTGCATACATGCAGGCCAAGGCGCAGGTGACCACCAACTTCCTCGATAACATGGTGCAGCAGACCTCTGCCGCATACAACGGCATCAACAACATTCTTTCTTCTGCGTCGGCATACGCTCAGGCATGCTCTGACCTCGAGCAGGCGAAAATCTCCAAGAACTACGAAAAGCAGATTGCTGCAGCTGGCAACAATTCGAAGAAAAAGAAAAAGTTGGAGGAGAAGCGAGACAAAGAGTTAGCCGCAGCCAAGTCTAAAGCAAACAGAAAGTCCATGAAGATTGAGATTGCTCAAGCAATCGCATCAACCGCTATGGCTGCCATCAACGCCTACTCTTCAGCAGCTAGCATTCCTGTCACAGGTTGGGTTATGGCACCTATCGCAGCCGGCATGGCAACCGCAGCAGGTATGCTGCAGATTGCTACCATCAAAAAGCAGCACCAGGCAGAGGCAGCAGGGTACTACGAAGGTGGTTACACCGGAGGCAACCGCTACCGAAAGGAGGCTGGAGTTGTGCATGAAGGCGAGTTCGTGGCTAATCACAATGCCGTCAACAACTCATCCATCCGTCCAGCTCTTGACCTAATCGATAGGGCACAGCGCTCCAACACTGTTGGCTCGCTGACCGCTGCTGATATCACACGTTCTCTGGGACAGGGCAGCAGTACCGTGGTGGCTCCTGTTGTCAATGTCAACAATGATAACACCGAGGTACGCCAGTCCCTCGATGGAGTTAATTCAGCAGTCACCAGACTCAACGAGAATATTGAGAGAGGTATCAAGGCAGATGTGTCTATCGCTGGCAGAGACGGCATCGACCGCAAACTCAATGAATATCATCGTATGCTAAACAACAAGTAGATATGATAACATGCATCATCAATGGCCATAAGGCCTATCCCATTTCTACATCATCCATCAAGGTGACATACGCAAACCAGTACGTCACCGATGACGGTGAGTACACTTATGACATCACCTTCCCCATGAATATCCTGGAGAACCGTGTCATATTCAAGAATGTCTCACGTTTGGAGGTCAAGAAGAACATCGCCAAATACGATGACTGCAAGCTGTTCTGTAATAGCCAGCTCATCATGAGCGGTGTCGGTACCATACTATCCGCGAATGAGAAAGAGATCAAACTGCAGATAGTCGGAGGCAAGTCCCGCATCAAGTTCAACGACCGCATGACCAAGCACTATATCGATGAGATACCGTTTGGCACAGCTGACAAGCCTGGTTATACAGTTGATAAGGGCTGGTCTCAGGGATTTAAAGACCTGCAAAAGATCAATGACATCTACAGACTTGATGAAGATAAGTCGAAGTTCCTGGGAGTGGAAGGAAAATGGTGCTTCGTACCTGTTCGTGACGAAACGAACGATATGATTGCCAATTTCGTTGGAGTGGATAAAACTAAGCAGTTCATCGGCTACAATGCACCATATATCGTGAACCTGGCAGTTCAGCCAAACCTGATGTATATCTTCCGCAAAGTGGTGGAGTACGAAGGATATACTCTCAAGCGCAACGACTTCGATTGTAAACCATGGAACCTTCTGTATATAGCTTCTGCCTACAAGACGCGTGAACTTTGCAAGGCGCTTCCTCATTGGTCTAGCTATACGTATATAGAGGAATTCAGAAAGCTCTTCAATGCTACAATCGTTTTTGACGATATTCTGAAGACCTGCTCAGTTATCAATGCTTCAGAACTGGCAACAGCTGATTCAATAGAGATAGAACCTCTGGACGAATACACTACAGACTACGATGAAGATGGTTCCTTCTCTACTTCATCTACGGCAAACCTGGAATACAATCTGGGCAATTCTGCCAATAGAGACAATTATGAAGTTATCTCGAAAAAAGTTTTCGATAATTTTGAGATTGTTCATAGCAAAGAGTTAATGGGGGCAAACAAACAGTTTGCATCCACAACGCTATCATGGTCTGAAAAGCAAAAACGACAGACTATCATCGAGAATTTTGGCAATTACTATGTATATATGGTAGATGAAAATGATAACAAAAGCTGGAAACCTGTTGGCATCTGGTCACCACTTATCAGGGACAGCTCTTCAGATGATTTTATAGATCTGAACATTTCACCCGTAGCTCAAGTAGTTGAGAATATCAATTTCAAGTCGGGGTTGTTGGAAGACAAGTATTACGAGAGACGGTGTCTTCTGTCAATGCCTAATGATAAGGAATCAGAATCTAAGAAGTACGATGTTGACGACGATGGCTATAGCTATACATCCGTACAGGATGCGCTCGATGACGAATCAGCACTCGACAACTCAGAAGACGAGCAGGAATGCATGAATATTTTCTTCATTCTTCCAGGCAGGGTGCAATCTACCGATGGAACAACCACAAAACTATCTTGGGTTGGGGAAAAGTCTAGATGGCCACAGTTCCTAACCGACTATCGTATCAATGAGGGATTCAGACTCGGCATCGCCCATTTCGAGGATAAATATTTCTCGTTGTCGCTCTGCATGAAGAGCGAATTTGGTACAACCAGTCTGGGTACCTTACATGCTAGCGGTCTCAGAATAGACAATAAAAACTGCATGGAAGTCAAGTTCAAGTCAGATGACATACCTGATCCATCCAAGATATACATCATCCGCAACAAGAGATTCGTGTGTGAGAAGATAGAGATGGAGGTCAAGGACGATGCCATCGAGCCAGTTTACACAGGCTATTTCTATATGCTATCATAATATATATATAAGGTGGGGAGCAGTCAGCCCTCCACCTTATTATATTATAGGATTCCCTGATAGTTCTTGATATACTCATTCGCCTTCTGTATGTCCTTAGGCGTATAGATGTCAGTAATGAGGATGGATGAGTGTCTCGCCTGGTCTCTGACCGACAAGACATCGGCATTGGCCCGCAGCATATTAGTGATGCCTGTGTCCTTCAAGCTATAGAACTTGAAGCGAGGTGAGAGCTTCAGTTCCTTCCTCAGGACCCGAGTCCAGTAATCTCTGAACATTTTCTCGTTCTTTCTTTCAGGTCCTGGACAGAACCCGTCAGAGAAGAGATAGTCCTGCCCGGGGTGTGAGAAGATATTGAGTTCCATCATCAGCTTGATGACATGAGTCGGCAGGGTGATTACTGCATCATTTCCGTTCTTCGTGTTCTCACCATGCAGACTTATGGTCTGAGTCTTGACATGGATATCGCAGATTCTGAGATAGGACATCTCACGAGGGCGGATGAAGAGATAGTGGATGATTTCACAAGCCAGCAGATAGTGCTTGTTGTGCTCCTGTAGGTAATCTCTGATGAGCTGCATGGTACAATCCGGTATGACATCTCTGTTTTTCTTCTGTCTGTTTTTGATGCGTCCCAGTCCTTCAGTTGGATTTTTTGGGATATAGCCGCGAGCAAGCAGGTAGGTGGAAAAACTCTTAGTCCAGGCAAGATAGTTGTTGCGGGTCAGAACTGTGTTGTTTCGGTCGATGAATATATAGTCCAGGAACTTGCTCACATTACTTCTGTCCCATTGATAGGAGAAGTTGAGGACTATGTTTTTCTCCTTCTTCCATCTCTCCAGGATTCTGACACGACTGCTATAGTCAACAAAAGTCTCCTCACGCATGCTACCCTCGTTGCACATCTTGACGAGATAAGCCTTATATTTCTCGAGTACATCTTCCCACTTCGTATATTCCAGAGGCTGCAGAGCCTCAATCCATGGGTTCCAGCCAGCCATGAGCTTCTCGGTGAGACGCTTCATAATCTGGTCGGCATAGACACGCTGATTACGCTTGCCCTTGATATGGTCAAGCATGATTTTCTTCTTTCTCATGCGGTTGAGCTGAGGATCAAACGCCATGAAGGAGATATAACATTCAGATCTCTGATGAAAAACTGGAGGTTTCCAGCCAATGACACTGCTAAGTACAGTGTCATTCGAATTTGGAGCATAATTTTTTTTAGCCATATCTTTAATTTTTCTCAGATACAGCTTATTAATAATAATGTATATAAAGGTTTGATACCGACATTGTACCGACCACTTTGATGCCGACTAAGGCGAAACCTCAGTGTTTACGGTACATCTGACGACCTTTCGTCGGGATTACTGGACTCGAACCAGCGACCTCATCGTCCCGAACGACGTGCGCTA